CTGGATGGTGAAATCCGGATTCTTTCCGATAAGGTGCATTTGTGTGAAGCGCTGTACAATCTGTTGGTTAATGCAAGGGAAGCCATTGAAATTGCAGAAAGAGAAGAAGGAAAAATTATTTTGGCTGCCTACACAAGAAGACAGTATACGGTAATTGAAGTCAGCGATAACGGAACCGGCATTGCAAAAAGCTTTTTTAAGAAAATTTTTGACCCGTTTTATTCCAGTAAGAATTCTAATTCGAACTGGGGTATGGGACTTTACTATGTAAGGGAAATTGTAAATAATATTTCTAAGGTTGTAAGCAAAGGAAGCCGCCCCGAATTGGGACGGCTTTTGTATTACTCGATTTTGGCCGGGAGTTTTGGATAAAGCACCAGCTCGAAATTATCAAACGGGCCATTTCGCCCGGAACGCTCATTCTTGGTGTACTCAACCTTTTCCAGCACCTCTTTCAGCATTTCGTTTTTAGCTTGAGCAGAGGGCAGGACGGAATACACCTCAAGGAGCTTTTCAACTTTCGGAATAACATTCAAGCGGCTGGCAGCACGTTCCTCGTCCTCCAGCACTTCGGCGGAGAGGGTGCGGATATAATTCTCGGTATCGTTGATACGCCCGGTAATAGACCGGGAACGCTCAAGGAAAGTGTCAGTGTCGTAAACGCCTTGCTCCAAAAGGTCGTGAGTGCGGTTGAGCTGCTTGTGCAGAGTTTCCAACTCGGACGCAGATTTACGCAGAGTCTTTTGCTTGAGGTCAATTACAGCCTGCTCGTCCGCCGGGAGCTTATCAGACCATTCGAGGCGATAATCTTCCAGCCACGAGGAGAGAGCCTGCAGCAGACGCTCCTCAACGTATTCATACTTTGAGCCTACGTTGTCGCAGACCCGGCTATAACACATGAGCATATCAAGGCGACCTTTGCGCAGGACAATACTGCGGCCACACTTACCGCACACCAGCAGCCCGGCAAGCGGATTTACCATAGCGTTACGCTTCGGCACTGGCGGAGGCCCGGAACGGCGGAGCAGGTCTTGAGCTTTTTGAAAAACGGCCTCGTCAATGATAGCAGGGTGCAGACCGTCAACAAAGATTATTTCGTCGGCAGGAGCTTTGTAATGCTCGACTTCAATCGTCTTGTTTACGATACGCTTTTTCGACTTGTTTACGCCCCAGCGGACTTTCCCGATATACGCCGGATTTTGCAAAATGCACTGTACCGTCCTATCGTTCCAGTATTCAGCGGAGGAGGGCGGAGCAACGCCCATTTTGTCAAGGCGTTTTGAGATTGTGTAAGTGCCAATTTGCCGGATTTCCCCATTCTCGTCCTCCTCGCCGGAGGTATAGAGCCGGAAGATAAAGCGGACAATATCGGCTTGCTCGTCAACAGGGCGGAGCGTCCAACCCTTATCGCCTTTGATACGGACACGCTCGTAGCCATACGGAGCAACGCCGGAAACCCATTTCCCCTCTTTGGCGGAGGCATTGCGGCCACGCACCAAACGACGGTTGATAGTTTTGTATTCACGCCGGGACATGAAAAGCCCGAACTCGAAATACTCCTCGTCAAATTCGTTTGCTGGGTCGTACACCTTGAGCGGCGTAATGATTTTTGTGTTGGAATATTTAAAAGCCTGCGCCATAACCCCTTGGTCTATGGTGTCGCCACGAGCAAGACGCTCAACCTCGACGACGAGAACACCGTCCCACTTGCCGTCCTCAACCTCTTGGAGGAGGTGCTGGACGACGGGACGAGCAGCAATAGTCTCGCCGGAAACGACCTCACGGTAAATTTGGGTCACGTTATAGCGGTCACGTTTTGCAAGCTCAAGCAGGAGCTTTTCGTGACGGGCAAGCGTCTCTCCCTCGCCGTGGGCTTCGGCCTCCATATCGGCACGGGACTTGCGCAGGTACAGGCAGTAAGCCATAGGTATCACCTCCAAAAAAACAGCCCCTCACGGAGAGGGGCGAAAGTCAACGTAAATCACATTGCGGTCTTTCTTAATGACCCGTCGTTTACGCCTTTCTTGATGTTAAAGGCGACTTCCATATCCGCCTGCATGAGCCTATCGAGTAGAGCAACGATTTCATTTTTGAGCTGACTTTGCAAGGCCATGAGGTCAGAAAGCAGGACGGGGTCGGTAACAGCACCGCCGCAAGCCTCAATACGCTTACGGATTTCCGCCCGGAGGGATTGCAGCGTGTGAAGCAAATCACGGTAAGCCTCGATACGTTCCGGGCGAGCGAGCTGCATATCACGATTGAGAAGCAGGTAGAAGCTATCAAAGCACTGCGTAACAGCAGGACGCAAATCGGCAGGCAGAGCCTTAAAGTGCTTCTCGAAATTTACGGTATCGTTGTAAAAAACACTTTCCGTGTGGGTAGGACTGTCGGAATAGCCCAGCAGGTAATCGGTGGTAACGCCGAAGTGTTTAGCCAGCAGGCAGACCGTTTCGAGGTCAGGCTCTTTGCCCTCCGTCTCGTACCCGGACACGGTAGAACGCTTTTTCTGAATAACTTTTGCCAAATCCTCTTGAGTGAGGCCACGCTCTTTGCGGAGCGATATGAGGCGGTTAGAAAACTTTTGCATGGGTAATGCACCTCCATAATGTTTTATTATACTTGTTTTGCCCCGTTTTGTGTAGTGGTTGCCCCTAAAATCGGCACAAATCAGAAAAACAACGAAAATATTTCTCCAAATTGGTTGACATTGCCCCAAATAGGAACTATAATAAACTTACAGCACCCCGAAAAGGGACAAAAGGAAAGGAGCAGGAACAAATGAGAGCTAAGTTACAGCAGTTGCGAGAAGCAAACGGCTATACGCAGCAGACATTCAGTGTAGCGGTGGGGACAAGCCGCAGCCACTATTCACAGATTGAAACGGGAGAGAAACAGCCGTCGTTGAAACTCGCATTGAGAATTAAGCGAGTGCTTGGCTATTACGGCGACGACATTTTTGACAACACTATGCCTGTTGTGAGGAGATAAATTTTTTTACCCGCAAATGACCCAAAACGGGACACGAGAGGGACAAAAACCCCGTAAACAGAAACGAAGCGTCGCTTACAGCGTCAAGCTCTTTCGTTTCGACCTGTAATAATTTTAACTCACGAGGAGGTGGAAATAAATGTCGAGGCAAGCTACAAAAGCCTGCGGCAATAGGTATTACGAAGCCCGAATGAGGGCAGCAAAGTACAACGAAAAGCTCTTGACAAGAGCAGGGGCGATTGATTATCTCCCCGGAGTGACAGAGGACAGCCTAAAGAAATACGAGCTGGACATAACAAGACCGCCGAATATTGTTGTTGCACTCATGGCGGACGCATACAACGAGCCGGAGCTACGAGCGTGGTACTGCGTGAACGAGTGTCCGCTCGGTAAGGATTGCAGGGAAATACCCGAAATGCCAGCAGAGCGAGCATTGATAAGATTACAAAACTCCGTGTACGAAATGGAGCAGCTTACGAGAAAGTTGTCGTTGCTTATGGAGGACGGGGAAGTAAAGAGCGAGGAGCAGGAGCTGATACCGCAACTGCGTGACAGACTTTTGGAGTTCCGCCGGAGGGCAGACGAAAACCTCGCAGTATTAGAAAGAGCTGCAAGGCTCGGAAAATTTGACTAAGGAGGTGCGAAATGGTTGAGGCGAACATTGTCAGAGATTTTAATATCGGCAACACCCGGATAAAGATAGCTGACAATTACTGCAAAAAGACGGCCAGCGAGGTCGAGCAGCTTTTGAAGCAGATAGCGGAACGGGCGCAGCGTCAATTTATAGCAGCAGCCACAGCCGAAAATTATGGACGTTAGGAAAATGCGAAAGCTGCCACCGATTATCGTGAGCTGCGTTGTAGCGGCGATTGTGATAGCGACGGCAATGGCAGCGATAACATCACAGGCAGAAACAAGAGTAAACGCCATGCAGGAGGGCGAGGCGATAAAGCCCACCAGCCGCCCGGAGGTATCGACGATTGAGGTGCAGATAACACCCAGCACGACACCCACCAAAGAGCCGGAGCAGGAAAGTACATACACAAGCATGATTTATAGCCGGGACTGGGGAGCAGAGGACAGCGTGATATTGCTGAAAATCGCAATGGCGGAGGCGGAGGGCGAAAGTGTAGAGGGAAAAGCCCTTGTAATGCTGGTAGTCCTAAACAGAGTTTGGAGCGAGGACTTCCCGGACAGTATTGAGGAGGTTGTGTTTCAACCGAGGCAGTTCTCCCCGGTAACGGAGGGCGGCAGGTACTACACAACAGAGCCGGACGCAGGCTGCTATGAGGCGTTGGAGCTGGTTATGAGCGGCTGGGACGAAAGCTACGGAGCGTTGTATTTCGAGAGCTGCGAAAAGGATAGCTGGCATAGTGAAAACCTTGAATTTCTTTACCAAGTTGGTAATCACAAATTTTACAAGTAGGAGGCGGCCATGACAAGAGCAGAGGCGAGACACAGGAGAAGAATGAGAAGAAAAGTGCAGCAGATAACGGCATGGACAGTGTTGATACTGGCAGAGCTTATTACAGCAGCAATCCCGACAGTAGTTACAGCAATGATTATATTGCCGATTGCGTACCGGGAAAGAGGTTATTTAGCTTACGGTAGCGAGTGGTTTTTGATTGCCATTGTATTTTGCGCAGTATTCGGAGCGATACACAACGCAGTGTGCGACAGGATTTTTGAGGAGGTGTAGAAATGCCATATTTCAATGTTTGCCCGGATTGTGGCGGAAACCTTGACCCCGGAGAAAGGTGCGATTGCAAGAGAGAAGCGGAGAAAAGGGAAGCTGCAGCAGTGGCAGT